ACTAGGTCTGATATAAAGTTCTCATCATCTTTCCATTCGTCAAAGTATTCTAAATTAACACTTGACAAGCAGCAAACTGCTGTACGTTCCTCACTTGTAGGTAAGGTAATCTCAGAGCATAGGTTACTCTGCCGCACAGACAGCCCTAAGTCCTTCTGCTGCTGTGGTAGATACTCGTTACAGCGGTCTGTGTTGACTATGTACGGCTCGCCTGTCTCTGCCCTAGTGTGTACTAGCTGCCACCACAAGTCCCTAGCTGAGATAGTCTTGACTGCCTGCTTTGACTTAGGGTCAATTAGACGCCAAGGTAAGTCATGCTCTACCGCATATAGGTATTCATCAGATAAAACGATACCGTTATGCAAGTTAAGGCACTTACGATTGAGGTCGCCACCAGTAGTCTTTCGCATTGCAATAAATTCTTCAATCTCTGGGTGACTGATGTCCATATACGCTGCATAAGCGCCTCTCCTGGTTACTCCTTGATTGAAAGCCAGCATCTGACTATCAACTACATGCATAAAGGGAATGCTCCCAGTTGACTGACTCCCATTAGAAGTAGCCACACCGTTACTGCGAACATCGCCCCAATAACCGCCAAGCCCACCTCCGCTGGAAGTAAGCCAAATGTTTTCATCATAGTGAGCCGATAGACCACCTCTGGAATCAGGCACAAAATTAAGAAAGCAAGAGATAGGTAAACCACGGGTAGTTCCTCCATTACTCAGTATCGGTGTACTGAACATAAACCAGCTTTTACTGGCGTAGTCATACAGGCGCTGTGCTAGGTCAAAGTCAGTGACGCCACGGTAGGTAGCACTGTACACTGACGCACGGGCAAAGGCTTCCTGTGCGTGTGTTTCGTCCTTCCAGAAGTACCTGTCCTTCAGGGTATTCAGAGAGAAGTCGTTTAGGTCTTTCTCTCTGTCGTAGTCTATAGTAATCCCAAGGTAGTCCTGGGTGCCTGTCTTATACTGCATCTTGATTGTCCAACAAAAACTTCATCAATCGTTCTTCGTACCAACGTGCTTTGCGTAGGTCTTCAAAGGGCTTCTTTTTGTACCTGAATCTCCACATATATTTTAACGCATTTCCACGTAAATAGCCAATGTATTCGTCCTTAGTTAGCATAGCTTCTATGGCCTCAATGCACTCTACACTGCCATTGTTGTAGTGAGGTGGGTTATCCACCATGTTCTGATCTCCGAATAGTGGATGATCGTTTGGCGCATTGTCTTCTTCTTCTTCTTCTTCATCTAACCACTGCACTTGAAATTTGTGATCTCTGCCTGTTTCCTTAGCTCTGAGAGAGTCCCATTGCTCTGGAGTTATGTCATCAATACTCGTCTTCTGTGTCTTCTTCTCTTGTGTCATCTTGTAGTTCTTCCTCAAACATTTCTAGTCGGTTAATTAGCTTGTCTTCAAACCTGTCAAGTATTTCTTCACTGGTCAATTCCAAGTAGTCTACTAAATCATCAGGGTCATATCTTTTCAGTATCATTTCCCTAATCTCATCCATTGTTAAATTATTGTGAGTCAACATATTGCATCAACTTGTCAAAGTCATTTAGTGTGTAGTACTTAAAGCCTTCCTTCTCGCACCACTGTCCCATTGTCATCTTAGCGCCCTTGCGTAGCTTCTTGTTGGGGTCTGACAGCACAAAGATTAGCTCTTTGTCTATGCAGTCCCTGATGGCCTTGTACTTCATTGTGTCACCATTCCTGAAGAAGCCCTTTAGTTCCAATAGTATCCCTGTGCGTGTATGTACGAAGTCTGGTTTGTACTTCCTGTGCATAACGTAGGGGACATCAAATGGTTCATACTTAAACTTACGCTTGGGTGCTACGGCTGCAAATGAAGCCTCTAGCCCTGACCTGTAGATGCTGTCTTTACGTAATCTTGATCTCTTGGACTTTAGGCTCATTTGCCACCTCTGTTAAGTATCTTGGCCCGTAGGAGTATGCAAAAGCGCGTAACTGGGGATAACACGAAAGTTTGAAATGACAGTAAGAGCAACCTGTATCTAGTTTCTGGTTTCCACTCTTGCCATCTGGCACAGGCGCGTAGCAATGCTCTGGCGCGTCCGGTGCCTCTACGACCTTTTTTACGTGCTTGACCCTCTCTACTATGTCTTCCTTCAAGACCTCGTACACAGGCGCTTGTGTGTCCTTCAGGTCATACTTCAGGTACGTTAGGTGTCCATTCTGTTTGTCCATGGCAAGCCATCCAAACTCTGTTTCACCTTCCGAATGAGCATAAGCCTTGATCTGATCTATATAACCAAAAGGATCATCAAAAGCCAGCGTTGCGTCCTTAAACTTCTTAAACCCGTAGCTGCTGGCTGACTTGACATCGGTTACTACTCCATCTATGCGGCAGTCCATGTGGCCTACAATGCCCTCTACTTCGCACACTTTCTGCTCATCCGTGACCTCATGCCCAGAAAGGCGTGTCAAGAACAATAGCATTTCCTCAATCAAGTGACCGTACATAAACTTTACAAGCGTATGTGGCTGCATTTTCTCCTTCGGCCCCACATTGTTGTAATGGTTCCACAGGTATCTATCGTCCTTACCTATGTTTGACAGGCGCAGCTTCCTACCGTCGAAAGGCCCACGGTTGGTAAACTCCTTGCGCATTAAGTCCTTGACTGCCTCACCAAACCTGTCGATTTCAGACTCAGCATCTACTGACTTGTCGATGTTTTTGGTTTTCATCAACTTATAGATGTCATCAACCAGTGTGTTTGTTGTTTTCATTTTGTTTCTCTGTGGCCTATAAATCTAAGTTCACGTGTAATTGGGTTAAAGCCAAGACGGACAACATTCTGATCCTTTTGCAGTTGGCTTCGCTGTTTAGGTGTTTTTGAATAAGTACCGTCCCTGGGATCTTTCAGAAATGTTTTAACATCTATTAAAATAGTTTCTTCCGTATCCAGGTTATATGCAATTAGGTCTATAGGCCCAGTGCATCCCGCATTCTTAAAGACTTCGTATCCTTGATCCCATAGCCAAGTGACTGCATAGTACTCCGCTAAGTCGCCTTTGCGGTTACTGTCAACATCAATGTGTTTCTGACCAGTTGCTACCGACACTGTATTCTCCTGTTAGTGGACATCTCAGGTTGTAGTGGAGACCAGCAGCCTCTATGCAAGACACTGCTAATCTTCCGTACTTATCTTCCTGACCCTGTGCTACTTCGGCCTGCACCTCATCGTGGATATTGCCTACAAAGTTATAGTCCAGCTTGTACCCCTGTGCATATTCATCTAGGATAACAAGAGCCTTCTTCATAACTATGGCACCAGCACCTTGCAGTAGCGTGTTCAGTGCTGAGTGTGCGCTACGTACCTGTAGCTTCCTACCGTCTAATCCTTTGAGGTATCCTGCTCCAGCTTTTGCTGCAACTCTTTCCGTAAGATCTCTAAGTGCTGGGAGACCATTAAGGAATCTTGCTCTAAGCGCAGAGCCAGTACGCGCATTTCCCCCGACAATCGTACCAAGTTTTGCATCTCCTGCACCGTATAGGAAGGCATATATGAAAGTTTTAGCCTGATCTCTCGATTCAAGTCCTGCAAGACGTTGATTTGCTGTGTGAATGTCTCCGTGGAGAATTTCATTGGTGTACTCCTTATCTCCCATGTAGTGTGCAAGCATACGTAGCTCTAGGCCACTGGCATCAAAGCCAACCAGAGAGTAGCCCTCCGGCACAGTCCAGCATGACCTACACTCTTTGCCGTATGGAGCGCGTGTGGCAGGAACCTGGGCAAGATTAGGCTCTGAGTGCGTCATACGGCCTGTTACAGCGCCGTTGGTGTTCACTCTGCCGTGTACCCTACCGTCATCATCCGCTGCCTCTATCCAGCTTTGTATCTGTGCTACACGCTTCTGCACCATAAGATACTCCGCTATCAGTTGCGCTTCCGGTATGTCAGTGATCTTAGACAGTACAGACTCATCTACGATGGCGTGACCCTTCTCTGTAAACTTTGTGGGCTTCCATCCAAAATGCTGTAAGTATCTGCCAATCTGCTGCCGTGAACCTAAGTTAAACTCAGGGTAGTCTACGCGACTAAACGGGCCACAAACGTCACTCCACTGCTCACCTAGAAACTTTAGACCGACCGCAGAGATCGTATGATCTTTCTTACACCGTGGCGTAACTTCCTTGATAAATGTAGGGAGAGGACGAAAGGTGTCCTGTACTTTGTCTTCCAACTCATATTTTTTTTCCTTTAGCAGAGCTAATAGTTGACCTGTCTAGCGGTTATCCGCTGTACTTCGTGTTCCAGTTCTATTGATGATACGTCGAAACCATCCAGTTCTTTCAGTAGGTGCTGGTACAGTTTTTCAGTTACTTCAACATCGCGTACACAGTACTTTTCCATCTCAGGTGACAGGCATGACCAATCGGTATGGTCGCCCTTAGAGAACCCAAGACGCTCGCCCCAGGCACGTAGACTGTGACCACCTTCGCGGTTAGGGTTGCTCAGGCGCGACATTACCAGAGTGTCCTGTACACGCTCACGGTCTACCCTGATGTCCCACAGGCGCTCCAGCACAGGTAAGTCAAACCCGTACAGGTTCTGCCCTACTACTGGAAACGTGCCTTCCAGCGTAGCAGCCAGAGACTCAGCGTCGTAATGTTTACGTACCTCACCGTCCTGCTTTGTTACTGCAATCCAAATGACACTAGGGTTTAGCCCATCAGTCTCAATATCTAGGTACAGTGCATTACTAGAAGTCATCGTCTATGTCCTTGGGTGCTGCCACCTCAGTCATTCTGCCTGTAACCCTGTCGTACTTCAGGTAGCAGGCTGCTCCTGTCAACCCAGCGTAGCGATTCTTTAGGATACGTACTGTAGTTGTGTTACGCTTA